GAAGTACAAGAGAACGCTGTAAAGACTGCTTCTTTTGATGTAAAAAATAGAGTCTTAACAATCCCTACTTTAAAAGAAGAACACAAGTCCAAGCATGTTTACGATATGTTAGTTGGTCATGAGGTTTCTCATGCTCTACATACTCCTGCTGATGGTTGGATGAACATGAAGGATAGATCAGATGAATTTAGATCATTTGTAAATGTTATTGAAGACGCTAGAATTGATAAACTTATTCAAAAGAAATACCCTGGCTTAACGAATGATTACCTATTAGGTTTTAAGAAGATGTATAAAGATAACTTCTTTGGTACTAAAGGTAGACAACAATCAGAATATGCATTGATTGATAAGATCAATATGTATTTCAAATCATCTAAAACTTTAAATTTTAATTTCAATAATAAAGAGAATCATTTTGTAAAACTAGTTGACGCTTGTAAATCATTTGCTGATGTACAAAAACTTGCTGAAGATATACTAGGTTATTGTAAAGAAGAATTAAAAAAGAATCCTCAATTAAAAAAGTCTTATGCACCTAAACAATCAGGTGATGAAAAAGGTGACAATCAAGATTCACAATCAGATAATTCATCTAATAATGATAGTGAAGATCAAAAATTAGATAAGTCTACCGAAGAAAAACTACAAGAGTTTTTATCTAAAGAAACTGGCGAAGATAAGAAAAAAGATATAGAAGATAAAAAAGATAGTCAAGTCGGTACTGGCAAAGGTGCTGATGGTGACTCAATACTTACATCATTAACTAATGACGCATTTGATGACGCTGTTCAAAAAATGCAAAATGAAGACGCTAAAGAATTGTCTTATGTTGAAATGCCAAAAGTTAGATTAGAGAAGTTAATCATACCTTACAAGAAATACATAAGAGATTTTGCTGTATATGATTCAAAATTACAATCATATGATCAACACAACCTATCACTTGTTAAACAGGATACTGTGAAATTCTTAAAAGAATCTTCTAATGTTGTAAACTATCTTGTTAAAGAGTTTGAAATGAAGAAGAACGCTAAGATGTATGCTCGTGCTTCACAAGATAAGACAGGTACTATTGATCCTAATAAATTACATACATATAAATTTGCTGAAGATATATTCAAAAAGATTACTACTGTGCCTAATCAAAAGAATCACGGTATGGTATTCTTACTTGATTGGTCTGGCTCAATGCAACATCACCTTTTACCTACTGTTGAACAGTTATTAAATCTAGTTATGTTTTGTAGAAAGATTAATATACCTTTTTCAGTATATAAGTTTATGAATCCAGGTAGTAGTTATGATAATGCTAAAGGACAAAATCATCCAAATCATCCTTTTATAGTAAGTGATAAGACATTATTACCAGATCAGACTACTAGATTATGTCAAATGTTTACACATAAACAAAGTAAATCAGATTTTTTAAGATGTGCTCAGAATCTACATAGATCGGCAAGGTATTTTAATGATAGAAGAACTTATAGACATGATCCAAGTCATGTTGATGTACCTTCTATTTCAAATGACTATTATCTATCATCAACGCCTCTTGATGAGTCTTTGATTGCGATGGATTATATCATCAAAAAATTCAAGAACGATTACCATACAGATAAAGTTGCTCTTGTGACTTTAACTGACGGCTCTGCTAACTCAATGCATACCAAGAACGGTGGCGAAGTAAGATTGAAACTTAATAACAAATATGTTAAGTGTGAATATAACTGGAGAGGTGAGGGTAAAGATATTACTTATAGATTATTAAAGTATCTTAAAAACAAATATGACCTAGATACTATTGGTTTCTTCCTTGCAGGTAAGTATAGAGATTTAAGATATATATTTCAAGTGCCATATCGTAAAGAGGCATTGGCAAACTCTACATTTAATAAACAAAAGTTTATTGCTGATTATAATACTGGTTATGATGTTTACTTCTATGTTAAATCAGATACCAAAGTTGTCAATACAGTTTATGATGACCAAGTGACTGCCAAAAAAAGTCAATTAAAAAGAATGTTTATGTCTGGAATGAAAAAAAGACTGAATTCAAGAGTATTATTAAACAACTTTATTAAGATGGTTGCTTAATGATTAAAAAAGTGTTATATAACAACGGTTTTAAACGCTTGACTTTATACCGAAATTATGATAGCCTAATAGTACATTATGAGAAAAAAAAATAATATAACTAAACGAAAGGACTTATATATTATGGAACTTAATGAAACACAAAAATCGGTAGTTGATATTTTGTACAAGGAGTACAAATCAGATACCGTGACTAGATCGCAAATTAATGATCTAGTTAAGAGTAAAAAGATTGCCAATCCTTCGTGGTTGAAATCTGACAAGTATAAGGTAGATAGAGGAATCTACAAATTACCTATGGGTGATGATGAGGTTGAAACTGAAATAGTTGATACTCAAAAATCAGAATCACAGGCGGCATATGTAGTTAGTTCTCTAACTGATAATGTTGTTCCTGCTAAAGATAAAGACTTTGTTACTTTCGGTAACTTTGCTGATGTTAAGAATGTGATAACTTCTAAAAAGTTTTATCCTATATTCATTACTGGTCTGTCTGGTAATGGTAAGACTCTTGCTGTGACACAGGCTTGTGCCGTTGCTAAGAGAGAAATGATTAGAGTTAATATCACGATTGAGACCGATGAGGATGATTTACTTGGTGGTTATAGATTAAGGGACGGTCAGACTATCTGGCAAAATGGTCCTGTAATTGAGGCGATGGAGAGAGGTGCTGTTTTACTTCTTGATGAGATTGACCTTGCGTCTAATAAGATCATGTGTTTACAACCGATTCTTGAAGGTTCAGGAATCTATGTTAAAAAGATTAACAAGTTTGTTAAACCAAAGTTTGGTTTTAATGTGATCGCTACTGCGAATACAAAAGGTCAAGGTTCAGATGACGGTAAGTTTATTGGTACGAATGTTCTTAATGAGGCGTTTCTTGAAAGATTCCCTATTACATTTGAACAAGAGTATCCTGCTGCAAAAACTGAACAGAAAATTGTTGCTACTAAACTTAAATCTGCTGGTAAGGCAGATGAGAAGTTTGCTACTAATCTAGTGACGTGGGCAGATGTAATTAGAAAAACATTTAAAGACGGTGGTGTTGATGAGATAATCAGTACAAGAAGACTTGTACATATCGCTGAGGCATACTCGATCTTTAAAAACAAAATGAAGGCGATTGAAGTTTGTACAAATAGATTTGACAATGATACTAAAACATCATTTGTTGACCTATATACGAAGGTAGACGCTGGAGTTTCTGCTGATCAGATACTTCAAGATAAAAAGAATGCTGAAGAGGCTGAGATTTTATCTGAAAAGAATTCCGATGATAGTGAGGAAGATGAGGACACTTTTGAAGTCTAATCAAAAATCTATTCATAATGTAAGTCCGCTGGTGGGGGTTGTTCCCCACCAGTTATTAATTAATGGAAGGAGTGAATATACTTATGCAAAATGTTAAACTAACACCGAAACAAGAATCGTTTGTCAAATTGGCAAACAAGGAAGGTTTTACTACTGAAATTACTAGGAAAGATATTATATCTTTACAAAGTAAACACGGTATCACTAAACCAGCTTGGTTAATGAAGAATACTGCTTATAGAGTAAACAGAGCTTCATATACTTTACCTACACTAGGTCAAGTAGGAGAACTTGCTAAAGCACCAGAAGGTGCCGATAGTGATAGTGAATAAACACATTATATTAGGGGCGGATAATACCGCCCTTGATAGCTTGACTATACAACCTCAATATGTTATAATGATTATAGAAAGATTTACTTATGAAAATGTCTAAAAAAGAACCAAAGAATAAAAAACAAAAAAAATTAAGTGGCACAATTGCTGATTATCCTTTAGTTGAGGTTAAATGGTATGACGCTGTTGGTGATGCTGGTTGGCATGATATCAATAAGGCATTGTTATCTAAACCTGCTAGACCTGTATCATTAGGATATAAACTATTACAGAATAGAGATAAAATTATTATCTTCACAGACTATATTATAGATGATGAAGACGGAACATTAACAGTAGGTAATGTATCAACTATACCTGCAGCTTGGGTACAAGATGTAACCGAGATAACATTTAAAGAATAGTATGGCTGGATATACAATAGAAGTAAGAAACAATAACATTGAAAAGGCATTAAGAGTCTTAAAGAAAAAATTATTAAAAGATGGTGTTATGAAAGAATTAAGAGATCGACAATATTATCAAAAACCTTCTTTCAAAAAGAGAGAAGCAAAAAAAGAGTCTATTAGAAGACACAAAAAAGATCAAAAGATTAAAGCGCTGAAAGGCGAGTTATAAAAAATTATTTGATATCTATGTTGTTGATATCTTATATGTAATTAACTAAACAACAATTGAAAAGAGAAGGAAAACATAATGGCTAGAAAAACATTATCAAAAAAAGTAAAAGTATTAAATCTATTATCAAAAGGTGCACCAGTATCATGGACAACTTTGAGAAATAAATTTGATTTAACATCACCAAGAGCTATGATAGATCAATTAAGAGTTGAAGGACATATGGTTTATGTAAATGAATCGGCTAAAGGTACTTCATACAGATTAGGTACACCTACTAAATCTATTATTGCAGCAGGCGCTTCAAAAATCTTTAAAAAGAGCATGAAGGATATCGTATCTGCTGGTATTAGGGCTTTATACGGAAAACAAAAATACGCTTATTCTAACAGATAAAACTATTTTTGCGTATAAATAGTAATGTGAGGCTGATCGTAAGTCCTTACATTAAGAGGTAGAGTATCTTCCGCAAAGATACTTATTCGCAGAGGTTTGGCAGTTTAACTTCGTAGTAAATAAACTGCCTTATAAATAAAAATGATACGCTCATAAGAGGTATCATAATTAACTCGCTTAACAAAGGAGCAAATATGACTTATAAAACACTTAACATATGGAAAGACCTACGACCTTATTCAGTAGGCTTTGACAATATATTCAATCACTTTAATTTACACCTAGACAATCAAAGAACTGTAAATTATCCCCCTTACAACATAGTAGAAGTAGATTCGCTTAACTGGAGAATCGAAATGGCATTAGCAGGTTTTGGTAAAAAAGATATCAATATCGAATATGCTAACAATCTATTAACAGTTGAAAGTGTTAAAGATGAAGACACTAAAGAGGTTGAAGAAAACGATGGTGTTCTTTTTAAAGGTATATCTAAAAGACAATTCAAAAAATCATTTACATTAGCAGATGATGTTGTGATAAATGGTGCCGAACTTAAAGACGGTATGCTTGTAGTTGATCTGGAGAAGATTGTACCAGAAGAAAAGAAACCAAGAACAATTAAAATCAAAT